AAGTTGCTCTTTAAGTTTAGTCAGACCAACCTGATACTCTAGAGATTTACCTTGAAGATCAACAACTTTCTTGTCCTTAAAGACTGCTTCAATTTCTTGAGTGCATACTGGACAATTATCATTGTCTTGGAAAAAGTCAAGTTCCTTCTGTGTAGAAGACTTATTGTGAGAGATCTTATGATATAGAGTTTCTAATTTGCCCATCTGAGTTTTAATATCACCCAGTTGAGCAATCTCAGTTTCGATATCTATTTTTTCAACTTCAAGAACATTGATTTGCTGTTGAAGTTGAAAAATTTCTTCTTCGATCTTAGCAATCTGGTTCTGCTTGTTGATGATTTCACTCTCATTCGTGGTTTGCGAATTGCGAATGTACTCCTGCTGCATCTTGACTTTCTCTTCTGCAGACTTGAGTTCATACCCACATTCCCTCTGCTGTTCCTGAACCTGACGCAAACGATCCTTAAGAAGAATGTTCATCGTAGAGAAGATCTGAATATCTAGGATATCCTCAATTACTTCACGACGATGTGCAGGTGTCAGTTGCATAAATGGAACAAATGTGGATGATCCAAGAATAACAACTTGAGTAAAACTCTTGAAGTTCATCTTTAGAACATTCTGCTCCAACCACTTCTGCTGATCGGAATTGGCAGCAACTTGATCCACGAGTTTACCATCTCGATAGATCTCAAACTTATTAGGTTTGATTCCCCTAACAACCTTCCAACCTATGCGTCCAAGAGTAAATTCAATTTCAACTAAACACTCCTTTTCATTGATGGAATTGACTAGTTGGGGTTTATTGATTTTACGAAAAGGTTTATTAAAAAGAGCAAAACAAATAGCATCCAACAGAGTTGATTTACCAGCTCCATTAGATCCTTGAATAAGAGTAGATGAATTTTTATCAAGACAAATTTCGGTGAAATGATTTCCAGTAGAAAGGAAATTTTTCCAACGAATAGCATTAAAAACAATCATAATGGAGGAATAACAATGTCGTCAGATTCTATAAAACAATAATTGTACCCATATGCAGAGCAGTTTTGAGCGATGACATCTTCATCTACTTCTGTAACTTCTAGAGACTCATTAAAATCATCTGCTTCTAAAAGACCATGATAGCGAATGGCATCATCCTCATTCTCAAAAATTTGGACAGTTTTTAGACCGTCCTTGTTACGGACGGCATATACTCCACCATGTTTTTTTGAGACTAGGATATACATCAGACCTCACATGCTTCTAGGTATAGTGTTTTAACTACATTTTTAATGGAGTCTCGACTAATCGAACACTCAACTTCATCTATATATTTCTCTAGTAAAGTTAGAGTATCTTCGGTTTCCACATCATCTGAAGTTCCCTCAAACTCAATGGAAAGATCTTCAATAATTTTCAGATCAGCTACTCCAGTATCATACAGCATTTTAACAAGTCTGTCAAATTTTAGTTGATCTTCCTTATTCTGAACGATCAATTTAACATACTTACCCGACATAGAACTTACATCAGGGTATTCAGTCTTGTCTTCATAGATGATCTTCTCAAACATCGTGTATGGATTTCGGTAAAACTTCGTCTCTAAAGTTTCAGTATCGAATACATGAAATCCCCTACGAGATTGATAGTCATTCCAATACAGTTCGTATGGATTACCGAGGTAGTGAATATTTCCTTTATTGGACTTGGAATGATAATGACCAGAGAACACTTTATTAAATTTCTTAAAGGGTTCGCTATCAATACCATGTTCCATTACATGTCCAGGGTGAGCCTCAAAACCGTTAAACTCAAGATGGCCCATGCAGATAGGAGACATAGATTTTTCCAAAAGTTCATAAGTTCTGGATCTTGTCTCATCACATATCCAAGGGATCCCAAGTATAGACAGATCACCAAGAAGGAATTCAGTAGGGCCATCAATAATCTGAATGTTTGCATACTCTCCCAAGAGGAGAGATGGGGCATTAACTCTGAGAGTGTTTTTATAGTAGATGTCATGGTTTCCAACCAGCATGGTCATTTGTACTCCCATGTCGGCAAGAGGTTGAAACCACATCTCTTTTGCTGCTTCTAGGGAATTGAAATTGATTGATTTACGACGATCAAATGTATCACCAAGACAAACTACATGTTTAATCTTGCTCTTCCTAATGAAGGGAACTACTACATTATTATAGAATTTTTTGTAGTATTCAACATAGATCAAAGAGTCATTTCGTACTCCGAAATGTTGATCAGTGATTAACAAAACTTGCATATCAATATCGAGAAGAATGTTGAATGTTTGATTTGATTTGATTATAGTCCGATTCGGACCCACCAGAGTCTGAGGAAAACACTTCCTCAAATCCTGTTCTTTCAATTAACTTATCCTTAATATCCATTTGTCTTTTCTCTTTTGCAATTCTCCTAAGGAAGGCAAAGTAAATTACCTGAGTAAAGTATGCAAATGGATTACTAGATTTCTCTGGATCGAAGTTATCGATATATTGTAAACAATTTTCAATACCATCGCAAATCATATCATCCTTGTACATGTAATTAATGAAGTTTGGACGATACGATAAGTGAGTTGCGATCTTAAGAAAACATTCTCCTAAAAAGTTATTAACCTTTGGTTTAGGTTCACCATTTTCTTTAGCAATCGCAACACTTTTACGGTATTCGATAAGAGCACGAAGGAACTCTTTATTGTCTAGATAGTGTTGCTTTTTTCTTTCTGCCATGTTTTGGTGTAGATTTGTTTGCAGTATAACAAAGAAAAAAGAACCTGTCAAGTGGTAGGGGGCTTGACAAGTCCTGTAAATCTGTGTACAATAACTCTGCTCAGGGTTAAAGATCAATATTAGCTTTCATTAAAGATCTTTTCTAACTTAGATCTTAAATCATCTACTTTACCAACTAGCCCCATTTCAGAATCTAATTCAACTCTTTTTTCTTCTAGAGTATCTTCATTATTTTCTTTTTTCCAAAAGAGATCGTACATAGCAATAAGTTCAGAAGATAATCCAGCAATTGTTAATATATCCTTTTCTCTAATTACATAGAAATCTTCATCGGAGAAATGCATCCATTTATTGAGTCCAACTCCTTTAACGGTTTTATCTTTATCCAATTGTTTGACAATAACATTAACTTCCAATGGATCTGAAACATAGACTAATGTTTCTCCATCTTCTTCTATAGCAAAACCTTTACCAATGATTTGCTCACCAGATACAAGTTTTGCTATAAAGTGAAATTCCTCATCATGACGGATATAATTAATCATAGGACTCTTTTAGTTTAACATCTATAATTTCATAGTCGAACTTTTCTTCATTGTAAATTTTAACTCTCTCAACTAAATGATTCAATGTGAAATTTTTCAGATTGTTGTTTGATATATCATCAGCAATATCATAAAGAGTTGCTTGACTTTTGTTCTCACCTTTTCGGAGAACACGACCTATAGATTGAAGATTTCTAACTCTGGACTTTGATGGTGATGCAAAGATAACATTATGAAGATTACGAATGTTAATACCAGTAGAGAATGTTCCGTAACTAGCAACAATAATTGCATTCTCTTCCTGTTCGCAAATCTGTCTGGCAGATTCTCTTTCTTCAGTATCTACACCACCATGAATGAAGAATACCTTGCGGGTATCGCCTACCTTACTATTTATGAGGTCGTAAAGTATCTCCCCATGCTTCTCGACATAAGAGAAGAGTACTAGTGTGTTTCCGCTAATGTCTCGACACAAATTGCGAATTAATTTATTTCTTCCAGGGTGTGAGATGATGTAATCCATCTCTTCCTGATACGAATTGAACTTGGTAAACTTATGCTTGAGTAGAAGAACTTTAACCTTAAGTTTACTTAAATGTCCTTGTTTCATCAAATCATTAGTTTTAGTGACTTGATTGCACTTACCAAAGATTCCTTCAAGAACTAACTTGTTTGTGAAACTTCCATCAAGAGTTCCTGTGAATCCAACGCGGTATTTGCAGTCGTGAAGTTTATTCAGAATCCCAGTAAGTGATTTTGCTTTTGCTAAGTGTGCCTCGTCAACGATCACAGCATCAAAGCGATTGAACCACTTCTTATCTTCTTTATAGACAGATTGCCATGTGGTGATGACCACCTGAGCATCAATACCATACTTCTCTCTACCAGAGTAGATCTTATGGCAGTAAGCATCTGCCTTCCAACCATAATCCTCAAAGTCCTTGTGCATCTGTTCAACCAGAGAAGTGGTCGGAACAACAAGTAGCACATTCCTTCCAGCATCTACATGGTATCTGAGAATCGAATAAATCATCAGAGATTTACCAGATCCAGTGGGAGATAGTAGAAGTCTTCTGTTGTACTTGAGTGCCTCGTAGATTGCCTTGTATTGATAGTCTCTGACCTTGTGAGGCATTCCTAGAGACTTCACGAAGGATACGACACCCTCAGCAGATACAAAGTCGTTTTCCTCGTGTGGATGCCCGTAGAACTTGCACTCCTCGAACTCATAAGCATATCCACGCTCATAGCACCATTCAGTTAGGTAATCAATTAGACCACAATATAACTCCCCTGTTCCTGGGGAGTACAGTCTAATTTTGCCATCCCAAACGCGATTGCGAAACTGTGGCATAAATTTGGCGTTTGGGACATCAAATGTAAAGTATTCTGCTAGTTCAACATTAATGTGTGGTTCTGC